TTATGTTTTAAATCTTTATAATTAGACATCTTTTAATAACCACCCTTGTGTTGAATTGTAATAAACTAGAGCAAAACCTGCTCTTTCAGTTGCTACATCTAAATTAGATGAAGCACCTTGAATTTTACTACTTCCATTTAGTATTGTTAAATCATTTGTATCAAAACTGCCACTCACATCTAGAAATCTTATTTCATCACCTATTGTTCCTGCTGGTAAGGTAACGTCAATATCATTGCTTGAAGTATCACAAAAATAATTCTTTCTTGCTTCTGCTGTAAAGTCTGCTGATTTACTTTCCCAAACTGCACCTAAAGCTGAAGCTGGTAATCTTGCTTCATTAATTGTACCTGAAGTAATAGAACTTGCTGCTATTGAAGCTACGCTAAATGTTCCATAAGCAACTACATCTAAAATATCTCCTGCACTAGCACCTGTAGCTAGAACTACAGAACTACCTGAAGTAATTGTAATATCTGCTCCTGATAATCTTACTCCATTTAAATATACATCTGCAAAACCTGCATCATAAGCAAGTGTTTCTCCATTAGTATCTGCTCCTGTAAATGTTGTTTGTGAAGCTGTTGCTGTATAATTAAATCGTGCTGAAGTTCCATTGACTGTAGAACCTGCTGCTGCCCAACCAGAAGATTTGTAAACTTTTAATTCGTTAGCTGTCGTATCAAAATATAAATCACCAACATTTAAACTAGAAACTGGTGCTGAAGCTGAAATTCTATAAACATCAGCAAAGTTTTGTACTGCTGCTAAATTAGTAGATACATTGGTAACTGCTGCATGAGCTGCTGCTAAACTAGCTAATCCAGATATACCTGCAAGTGTTGTCATATTAGTTACATTTGCTGAAGTACCTAATGCTGCCATATTAGTTACATTTGCAGACGTTCCTAATAAATCCATATCTGTTATAACTGCACTTACTCCTAGTAATCCCATTGCAGTAACATTTGCAGAAGTAGCTAATAAATCTAAATCTGTAACTACTGCTGAAGTACCAAGTAAACCTAAGTCAGTTACTACTGCTGAAGTTCCTAATAAACCTATTTCAGTTGCTTTACCTGCAACTAAATTTACATTAGCGATTGCAGTACCTACTGTATTTACGTTTGCAATATTTGTAGCAACTGTATCTATTTCTGAAGTTGCTTCATTTAAATCATCAGCTACAGTTTCTACTTCCGAAACTGCTTCTGCTAAATCATTTGCTACAGCTATAACTTTAGCAATGTCTGCTGCTACCGTATTAACTGAGCCAATAGAACCTGCGACCAAATTAATATTAGCTGCATTACCTGCTACCGAAGTTACATTTGCTGCAATGCCACTAACTGTAGTTACATCACTAGCTATTCCAGCAATTATATTTACATTAGTTATAGATTGAGAAAACTCTAAAGCTGTTCCTGCTGAATTAACAGTTAGGATTTTGTCAGCTACAAGATTTGGAAAGGTTAGGTTGAAAGTGTTTGACGTTGTAGCTGCAGCTTTAGGTGAAAATTTAAGATCTCTTTCTAATTGCTGACTCATAGCAATTATTTTATCTAATTCAGTATTTAATGAATCTATTTGGAAAGCTCCTGAAGTTGGAAAGTCTGTTGATCTAGAAATTGCTAGATCTCTATAAATCGTAATAATATCATTAAGGGTAGCCCCTCCCCCTAGAGTAATTGATCCACCACCAGTAACTCCTGCCCCTGTTACCGAATATTGTGATGCCGATGATGGTGAAGCATTATATGATAATAGCGATGAGCCATTGTAAACTTTAATATCGTTTACAGTAAAAAATTCAAAAGGCACAGAAAATGTAGTCTGTGAACTTGTTGCAGTATATTGAACACGAGGTTCTGTATCAGAAATTGTAATAGCCATTAATTAATTAAGTCCTTTTTGTATGTCGTCAAACAACCAATCGAGATACCATATGTTCTGAAATGGGATAAGTCGCCTCACATTTTTAGCTGTATGATGATTATATTTGTTTCCTGTTACGTCATAAATAATATCAAAAATATTATATATTTGACCACCTGTTGGCCCACCTATAGTTCCAGCTTTCCATCTTCCAGATGATCCATATGGTTTTGCATCTCCTAATAATGGAGCAATACCAATTCTATTATCAGTTAATGTTTCAATAGCTTTATTAACATCAGTATAAATACCTGCTAATCCTGATCTATCAAAAGCATTAAGTAGTTTTTGAGTTAATGATAATTTATTATAATCTCTGTTAAATCTAAATTTATGATATGTAGCATCAATAATCATACCAGATCCCATTAATAACATTGCACCAAATAAGAAATCTAGATCTTTCTCTTGCATACCTCTTAACAACATTCTTTGAGAAGAACCCATAGCAAATTTTTTAAATTGAGCTAATGTTGATCCTAATTCTTTACTCATCCATTTAGGAGTATCTCCTAAACCTGGAGTTACAATTGTAATATTAATATCTTTATTAAGAGCTGCACCAAAAGCATCAACAGCTTGTTTATCTGACCATTGAGATGTATTAGCCATAAAATTATGTTTTGTTTTAGTACCGTGTTCATTAAATTGAACAGCTATTCTTCTAGCCATATCTCCATCAATACCTGAAGATGATAATGCAGTTTTCCATTTATCTGATAAACTACCTTTACTCCATTTAACCGAATCTTCTATAATTCTAGAACCTATAGTAACAGATGCCATACCTTTAGCCATTTCTGTCCATCTAGACATAAGGTTAACATACATAAAGTTAAATGCTGACATTTTACCTAATCCACTTTCAAGTTTATTAGCTAAACCAAACATATCTCCTACATCAGCAAATAACATTGCTCTTTGTCCAGTTATCATATCAACTGCTTCACCAAAAGATTGAGCTTCTTTTTTACCCATATTAAATAATTTTGCATCATCAAGAAAATCTGAAAACATTTCAAATTGAGTTCTAAAACCTCTTTTAATTCCAGAGGTCATAGTAATACGAGCTACATCAGGTATTGCTGCAAAGAAACCTGTAAGCATAGTTAATGCGTTGTAGTGTTTCATTGTTCTCATTGCTACCGAAGTCCATGCATGAGGATTAGCAGGTAATCCATATGAACCTTTTATTAATTCTATACCTGCTTCTAAATCTGCTAAAGTAGCATCTCTTAATTTAAGTATTTCAGCTCTGCTACCTTGTTTACCCATAGATGCTTTAAGATTAAAATCATTAGCTACAGACATAAGGCCAGGAAAGAATCCTGACATTTCACCATCTTCAATAAATCTAAATCCTAAACCATTAGGATCTCCATATTTTTTAGTAAGTAAAATATCTGGTATTACTTGTCTTGCATAAATTTTTTGTAAAGCAAATATATCGCTAATAATCATATTAGCTTCAATTAATTCTAGTTGTGCTTGTTTATCTAGATTTAATTCTCTTGATCTTAATGCTCTAGCATATCTAGGATCTTTAAAAACATACCTTTGATTTAAATCATAATCTCCTTTTCTTGGTTTGATAAAAGGAAAATGGTTTGATAAATCATGGACTAAATCATCTAAAGCTTTTTTGTTAATTTGAACTCCCTTTCTAATATAGAAGTCTTGTATTATTTTTCTAAATTGTGCAGGATTTTTATCAATAGCGTTTTTAACATAAACTATATTAATATAATCTTTAACACCTTTACCACTTTGAATATTTTTTAATCTACTAGTTAATTTATCAATAGTAGATTCTATTCTAGAAATTGAATAAACCTCATCAGGATCACCATATTTAGATTTGAAAGTTTTAGATCCTTCTTTTTTTATTCTAATATCTTTAAGGACTCCTTCCCAAAATTTAATTTCAGCTATAACAGGTATTTCTCTTATTTTAAGATCATTAACTAATTTAAATAAAGGCCCATATACTTTATCTTGTGTAGCTCTTGCTGCTGCTGATACTTCAGGTATCTCATGCGACATAGAATTTAATCTAGCAATACTAACTTCTTTAGCAAATTGATCTAATGATTTCCAGCCATCTGTCATTTTATTTTTTAAAGCTAGACCAATATTAGTAGAAGGTACAGAAGAACCAGTTTCTAATTGTTGTCTTCTAACGTATTTTTGGAAAAAATCTTTAACTAATTTATGAGATTCTATTTCACCCACTCTCATCATACGCATATCTGTTTCAATAGATTTACCTGTTGCTTGGAATCCCCATTCTTTAGTATTTTTAAGTTTTAGCAAAGGAGTATCTAAAAGATCTCCCATCATAGTTCTTGCTGTACTAGATACTTTTTGATTAATTACTCTAAATACTGGAGTCCAAGGCCCTTCTTCTCCAAATATTCCTAAATTACTTTTAACAAATTTTTCACCTTCCATTCTTTTTGCAGGTGTAGATCTATTTAATTTATTTAAATCTTCTTCTAAAATTTTGTATTTATTACCTTTATTAGTTTCAATATTGTAAAATCTTTTATTAGTTTTATTGATAAATCCTTGTCCTATAATTTTAGCTGTACCACCTTTGTTATTAATTTTAACAGTTTGTCCTATTGTATAAACAATTCCTTCAGCTCCTACTCCACTTGGTACTGGATCTAATTTATTAGCTTTAATAAATGAACCATCTTCCATAATACCATCAGCTTGTTTAACTCCAGTATTCCATTCGGAATCTAATTTATTAATTTTACGAGTAACTGACATTGGTGGTGGTGCTGTTAATTTATTAAGAATAGCAGGTATGCCATATGCTGCACCTCCTACCCAAGCTACATAACTATCATCTCTTAATGGATCTATATTTTGTTTAAAAAATTCTTCTGTTAATGCTGCTGTACCAAAAACTTTAGCTGCTTGTCCAAATTTTGTAAACAGTAATAATGTAGAGGGATCTGTAAAAGCTCCTGTAACTCTACCTAAATGATACCAAGGAGATGCTTTATTAATTTCTGCGTGTTTTTTTAATTTGTTAATTGTAGCTGTAGTTTCTGCTGCACTTTGACTAAAATAAAATTGATGCATTAAATCTTCATATCCTTTTAATTGTGGATCTTCTGATGGATTATATGTTTCATCAGGTGGAAAATCTGAATCATTCATCATTTTTTGAATAAGCATGGTAGGTAAGTTTTCTTCTTTAAAACCATCCCACCAATCACTAACACTATAATCAACTACTTTATTATTCTGTGCTTTTTTCTTTTCAACATCTGCAAGAGATATTCCTTGAGGATAAAATACTCCCATTATAATTTACCTAATTCCCCATTGTATGAATTAATAGCTTTTTTATAACCTTCTATAATAACAGCATCTACATATCTATTAGATGTGCCAAATGTTTTATTGTAATATTCGAATCCCATTTCATGCTTAACAATAAATTTTAATAATTTATGCATTTGATGAGAGTCTAATAAATCAATAGTGTCTGTTTTATCAAAATCAGTATGAGCTTCTAATGATTTAAAATATGAAGTTGTATCTTCAGCATACATAGTAAGTATCTTTTCTATTGTAGGATTTTCATCATATCTTATATCTACATCATTTAATTTAGCTGTTAATGACGAATGATTAAGAATAGTTTTAACTGAAGCTCTAATACTATCTACAGGATGTTTAAAGACTGCAAAATGCCTACTATCTCTTTTATAATTAACATCCATTTCACCATTCCATTTATCTGATGAAACTGCTCCCCAGTTATTAGTTCTATGTGTTAATGCTAAATCTGTATTTTGATAATTTTCTGCTGTCCAAGTAGCAAAATTTAATGACATATTATTTTTTGTAAATGTCATTTTGTCAGGTGGATAAAGTGCCTCTACTGCTTTTTCAGTATCATTAATTTTTCTATTTGCATTAATTTTTTTAACAAAAGATAAACTTTCAGAAGCTATGCCATTCATTGTTTGAAATGTAGTTCTTAATTCTCTAAGATCTCCATCATGTCCTAAAGCTCTTGCTATAAAATGGAATGGTCGTAGTTCTACTGGTGTATCATCTAAACCAGGAATATCAGGATACCATCTCCAATTTCCTAATTTTAATCCTTGACGCATTGTTCCATATATAAATTTTTCTGCTAATCCTTTTTTGTCTAAATCTAAACTTTTAAAAAATGCTGTTTTTTGAAATTCTTTAAACATTGCATCAGCAGTATGATTAACTACTTGTGTTGCACTTGCTGGTGAATCTTTATCAATAATATTTGTCCATTTGTGAGGTTCAAATTTTTCATTTAATGTAATCACATCTGCTCCGTTAACAAAAGATATGTTATAATTATTTGTACCATCATTATCTAAAGATAGCTTAACATCGCCTTGATTATCATCTGCCCAAATTTTAAAATACTTATCTAATACTACATTAAAATCATTAGTGCCCCATTTTGACAGTTGTTCTGATTTACTTAACATATGAAAATCTTGATTGATTGCTGCATAAACATCGTCATCATTAAAAGAACCTTTGTTTAGCCAAAAAGGATCTTTAACTAATTTAGGAACACCATCACCTGTATGACTTTCTATTCCATAATTTCCATCTTTAAGTTTTTGTAAAGTTCTGTGCCAAGCTTTTTCTCTTAAGTTAGAATTTTCATCTGCCCAAACATCAAAAGTATCTGAATTAGACATTAAAGCCATTTCATTAATAAATAGATTTTGAAATTGGATTTTAGTTTGTGCTGACATAATTTTAGCAGCATCCCATGATATCCAGGTTGTTTGATCTGATTGTTCTAATAAATGTTTATGGTATAGATTTTTTTCATCCATAAAAAATTTAACAAAAGCATTAGGAGAATGTAATGATTTAGTAATCGTATTGTCAAACCTATCCCATTCCATCCATAAAAAATCACCTTTATTTCCTTCATTAAAAGAATTGCTAATAGCTGTAATTCTTTTATCCCAATCCATATCTTTATAACTATTTAATATTTCTGCTGCGACTACATCATCTCTAGATGTTATGTCTTGTTCTGCAGCCCATTTTAAAAAATCACTGCCACCTGCCCAATTAGGAAATACATCATCACTAGTTAAATAATTAAAAGTAAAAAGTTTTTCTCTTAATTGAGCTAATACTGCAGGATTCTCATAAGTACCCCCTCCTTCTATTTGAAGATAAGTTTTATATTCATCTGGAAATATATTTAATTCTGAAAGAAGATTGGTTGCTGTAAGAAAGCTATCTGTAAAATTACCATTTTGATCAAAACCCATTTGAACTTCGTGAATACCAAAGTTGGCTAATATAGCTGAAGCTGTATCTTTTTTTTCTTGATCATTTTTAAAGTCAATCAGTTTTCCACTTTGCATAAATGAAGTGATATTACTTTGAATATAATTATTATAATTAACTTTTTCGACTACTTTGTTATATTTCTCTGATTGAAATTCCATTCCATTAATAGACATAGCAACATCATGTCCATTTCTTTGAGCAGTTTGATCTTGTTCCCAAGATAATATGTTATTGGGTTCTAGTAATGCTTTATAATTAATTGTATTAGAAGATCCTGTAGTTTTAAATTTTTCTCCATTAAAAATTTTATATTTCTTATAAATTTCTGTAACAATTTTTTCTCTTGTATCATCATCTTTCATCATAGCTAATGATAATTGATAAATAGGATTATCTTTTGTAGATCCATCTCCAGGTTTAACACCTACATCCATTGCTAATCCATCTTTATTATTAGCATATAAATTTAACCATTCTAGTGCTTGGTCAGTATTCATAGTCATCATCATATGAACACCTCTAGAAATTAAAATATCTTCAACTGATTGTTCTATATTTCCTTCGTGTTTTTTATCTGTTCTTTTTTCAGTTTTAACAAAAGTTTCAAAATTATTTTTAGAGTGTTCATTAACTTTAAAAAAACCAGAAAGAGTTTCATCATTAATTTTTTGTCTTGCTATATTACCATCTGCAATTTCAGAAGATATTCTAAGGTTATTTTCTGTATCTGTATTAATATTTTCCCAAATAGTTAAATCATCATTTGCTAACTTTGTTTCATCAAGTTGTAATCTTTTATTTGTTGCTCCTATTACTGCATTAGTACTATAACTAGCTAACATAGCTTGAACTTGTACTTTGTATCTAGGGGGTGCTTTTTCTAATAAATTGGTAGAATAAGTATCAACTGCTGTTTTCATTCCATTGGGATCATTTTCAAATTCAGAACTAAACTTAATAAAAGCTTCTCTTGTTTTAATTTGAAAATCATTAAAATAATTAGCTCTAGCTGTATCAGCCCAGTTTTGTTCTAATCTCTTTAATGTTGGTTCAAACGCATCTGCTACTATACTAAAAGTACTTTTAGCTGGAACATAAGGAACACTTGAATCTATTGTTTTTAATTTAACTTCTTTTTTACCACTATCTAATGCCATAATTGATAAACTCCCAAAAAAAATAATATTAATATATTATGCATCTTTTTTTGCCTTATATTCATAACCAGCACTCATAATAGATGCCCAACCACCAAACACTTCTTTTTTACGTTGTGATTTTGCTATTTGTGCATTTAATGATAATTCATTAATATCACTTGTCATATTTAATCTTATTGTAGCTATATCTTTATCTGCTCTAAGACTTTGTTGATCTTGTATATTTAAAAATGACATACTAGAAACATTAAAACCTGTACCTGCTTGAATAGCTAAATTATGTGCTAACGCATATTTTAATTTTTCTTTACGATCATCTTCTTCTCGTCTAGCTACTTCAGCTATTCTCATAATACGATCTTGATACCTTTGTTGTTCAATCTTTGCTTGTTTTTTAGATTCTTTAATATCGTATAAAGACTTCGCAGCTGTTATGACAAACATTGTTACTGGATCAGCACTCATGCAAAAACTACCTCCACAGACATACCCAAGATTTTCATTGGTAAAGGATCATCTTGAGAAATTGTTATTGTTGGACTTTTACTATAACCTAAAAAGAAAAATTCTTTTTTAGATGTTACTGGAACTAGGTCAGAGCCACCTGCAAAACTAACTTGTTGTACTACTAAAGATTTAGAGGTGCTATCTGCAGCTTTAATAGTCATATCCAAAGTTGAGTTTAAATCAACGATGGCTCTTGAGATTCTTCTTGGAAGACCTGTTAATGGGCCTTCAGGTAATTCTTTATCTATAGGCATAGTTTCTACAGAAGGAGTATAATTAAATCCTACTTTTAATCCAGTAGCTTTAGGTGCATTTGTTAAAGTAATTGTATTTGAACCAGATACAAGAAATGATCCAATAGAACTATTACCTTGAACAACATTAATTGTTTCAGCTTGATAAATAGCATTTACGGTATGTAAAAATCCTTTAGTAAATGTTATAACTCCATTATCTGCTGGAGTTGCTGCTAATGTTGCATCTAATGTTAAGGTATAAGTACCTCCACCATTATCTACAAGAGATTCAATTTTATATTCTTTGGCATTACCTGCTATAGAAAATTCTTCACTTACTTTAGGTGCTGAAGTTAATCCATCTACTATTAAAGTTGTACCACTTTGAGCAGCTCCTTTAACTAAAGGAGTTCCTCTTTGGTTTAAAGTAGAAGTAGTTTGGCAATCAAGTGTAGTACTATCATCATCTGCAAATTTTTCTAAAGTATAAACTGTAGAACTATTTAAGGATCTTTTACCAATACAAATTAAATTTTCATTAAGTGCTGATATAGAATGAAAAGTATCACCATCTCTTGTTGACCATTGTACCCAACCTGCTATTTTTTCATCTCTAACGGAATGAAATACTGATAACTTGCCTGGGTGTGTTGAACCATTATTTAAAAAAAAAGCATATTGTTCAGGTCTAGTTAAGTTACCTTTCATAATTGCTATTTCTTTAGGACTATCAATTAAATGTTGTGCAAGTATAGATACTGCTGTGGATTTATATCCATCTTCAATATCAGAATAAACAAATTCTCTAATTGCTTTACCATTTTTTTGAACAAACCCTGTAGCTAAATCAAACATTTTAGGAGCTGTTCTTGAGATTCCGTATGGAGTTTGTCTTTGAATACTTACATTAGCTGGAGTAATAGTATTATCAGTAGAAGATACTGGAACATAATATTCTCCACCATCTGTAAAAACTTGTAAGTCTTTTCCAGATAACATATGTCTAACTTCATTAACTTGATCTCCTGAAATATCTACATCTATAGCATCTGCTGAATCTGCATCATCTACATCAAAATTATAATATTCAGAAATTTTAGAAGCAAGTACAGCAGCAGGTCTAGAGTATAAACCTCCTAACCATAATCTTTTAGCATGGAATGTAACAGCTTGAGCATATCCTCTTAATGTAGATATTGCTTGTTCATCCCAATCTGCAGTTGCTGTTGTATTGGCTAATGTTTCATTAACTGTTGCTGTAACATGAGTTGCATCAGTAAATGCTGTTATTGTCATAGTCTTATCATCTTTTCTAATTTTAATTCCTACCCAAGATGCCGAAAAAGTATCAGCACTTGCTGTAACAGTAACAGATCCAGTAGTAGCAGATGTTCCTATAGTAGTAGCACTATCTGCATATTTATAATAAGGTTCATATATTGGATAACCAGAAGAATGAGTTGCAAAAGTAAAAGCAGTAACAGTAAATGAACTAGCTGATACTCTAAATATTTTTCTAAGTGGATTGTTTCTATGAGCTACAAAAATTGTATCTCCAAATTGAGCAAAGTTTAATTCAAATAATTGAGCTGTTGTCCAATTACAATTAGTTGTATAATTAGAAGTAATAGCTACACCTGATGTATTATATACATCCATTCTATTATTAGATAATACAATAATAGCTACTTCATCATCAGAAAATATAAAAGGAATAATTCTACTTTCTGCAGGTAGTGTTGCTAAATAAGAAGTTCCTGGTCTTCTCATTAAACCACCTTCTGCTAATAAAGCAAAATTTTTACAATTTTTAGCACCTTGAAAATAAGATGCAACATCAGTACGAGTTGCTAATAATGGATTAAGTTCTCCAGATGAAAAATTGGTTATAACCGTTCTTAATGTTCTTCCCATTATACATCCGTTCTTGTAGATCTTCTTAAAGAAATAAATCTATTAGTGTCTAAAACTTTAGAAGTTGTTTCAGCAGAATCTATATTTTTAGCTACAAGAAATTGTCTTTCAGCTAATTCTTTAAATTGTTTAATCATAGCTGAATCTCTAGCTACAGAACCTGAAAATACTGCAGCTAATTCATATTCTAAAGCTAATCTAAAATGGGGTGGAAAATATGCTTCACCTACTTTGTAAATATAATCCATTACAAGTGTATTAGATGAACCATAATCATTTACATAAATGTAATCTTGATACCTTGCATAAGGTATAACATAATCATTAACTGTAATTGAAATAATTTGTAATACTGCAGGAGATGTTGGCATCTGATATGCATAAGCATATCTTCCTGTTGGTGTATTACTTAAAAGGGATAATGTTGCTTGAGTTGTTGCAAATCTCCATCTATGTCTAGTTAGAGAAGCTTCGGTAACATCAGTATAAACATTTGAAGCTACTAGTGCTTCTGTACTTCCATCTGAAAAAGATGAAATGGGTTGAGCACCTATCATTACTAAAGCTCTTGCACATATGTCTATATCAGTTGTTGCCATAATTTTTATTGTCTGCAATCTAGGGGGATTGCTCCCCCTAAATTTTTATTTGATGTGAACTATGCCTCGATGACTGTATTTAGATTCGTTCCACCGTCATTTACAGACACGATTATTGTGTCCATAACTGCGTTAGATCCTCCACTATTTACAAGTATAACATCTCCAGCTTTTAGTTCTGCGTAAGACAGAATGAAATAATCATCTGCCACGATTGTGCCTATAGCATCTCCGTCAGTATAATACCAAAGAGAGTTAGAAGCACCCATTTGAGCAACCTTTTTTACAGGATTGTCTATTGCGTATGCCATATTA